AACAGGGAGAATTTTATTATAAAATACCTATTAATGAAAATATAAATTATTTTGAAACAGATTTAATTGATGCTAAATGTGATTGTTTAGATAATCATTTAGAGATAATGCAAAGAAGTAAAGGTAGAATGAAGCATTTAGAACAAGATTACAATATAAGAGGTTTTAATGGAATATGCTGCTGATGATATAAATCTTGGCTATAGAACTGTAATGATGTTTATTAATGATGAACATACCTTAATAGATAAATTACAAAAAATTAGTGAAGTAAAGCCTAAAGTAGATCCTGTTCAAATATTTTCTAAAAAATTAGCTCATCAGGGAGGTGTTGAGTTTTATATGCTTATGAAATCAATGCCAACATTAGTTGAAATTACAATGAATTATGATGGATCTTTTAACATAGAAACTACAACAGAACTTGGAACTGTTACTGTTAAAGAGGAATCAGCACAAACTTTAACTAATTTTTTACATATATTTTATGTAAATTTAAAACATGATGAGGATCAATTATTAAACTCAGCTTTAGATCAACATACTTATAGAAAAGCAGCAAAGACAATGCACTACAGGGAGTTATTTGGAAATGATACAGCTATTTAATGGGGATTGCTTAGAGGTAATGAAAGAGTTACCAGATAACTCTATAGATTTTATTTTAACTGATTTACCTTATGGAACTACTGATTGCAAATGGGATAATATTATTCCTTTTGAACCAATGTGGGCAGAACTTAAAAGAATAAGAAAACAAAAAAGTGCTGTTGCATTATTTGGCACAGAGCCATTTAGTAGTCATTTAAGATTATCTAACATAAAAGAATATAAATTTGATTGGATTTGGAATAAAAAACAAGCTGGTAATCCATTAATTGCTAAATATCAGCCACTAAGAATATTTGAATTGATACATATTTTTTATGAGCATAATTATTATCCAATTATGAGAACAGGAAAAATGAGAAAAAAAGGTGGTTTAAATAGACATCCAGATATTTATAATAAAGCAAAAATAAGTTTAGATTATCAAGTAAAAAATAATCAATATTATCCAACAGCAATTTTAGAATTTTCAAATGCTAATAAAAAAAATAAAGTACATCCAACACAAAAACCTGTAGAACTTTTAGAATACTTAATTAAAACATACACTAAAGAAAATGAAACAGTTTTAGATTTTACAATGGGAAGTGGTAGCACAGGAGTAGCTTGTGTCAATACAAATAGAAATTTTATTGGAATAGAGCTAGATAAGGAATATTTTGATATATCAGGGCAGAGAATACAAGAAGCATCAAAAAGTTAAATTTGTTATTCCTACTGATGAAAGAATAATAGATCCTGTAACAGATAAAGTTCTCTGGAGATATGGCACAATCCAATTTTTTGCTAAAAAAAACAAATCAGCTTGGATTTTAGAGGATGGATCTAAAGTAAATGTTAGAGTTTCATTATTTTGTGTTTCTCCATTAAATTAATATTATGCCTGAGAATAATGGAAATGGCTTAACACAAAAAGAAATGTTAATGCTAGTGCTTGATGGACAAGAGAAAATAAATAAAAGAATAGATGAATTGCATGAAAAAGTTAATGCAAAGTTATCAAAAACAGAGTTTTTTAGCTATATAGGTGTATTACTTTCTCTAGCTTTCCTATTAGCTAACTTAATGTAGGAGATTTTAATGAAAATAGATAAAAAAGCTTTAATGCCTATTATTTTATCTACTTTAGTAGCAGTAATAGGTTGGTTATTTAATACAATAGAGGAGCTTCAATTAGCTCATAGTTCAATGATGGAACAACTTAGAATTTTAGAAAAAGATTTAGATATGCAAGAAAGCTTATTCACTGAGCTATTATTTAAGTTAAAGGGATAATGGCTAAATATATAGCAATAAATACAAATAATATCAGAATTAATCTTAATAAAGGAAACTATGATTTGCCTGTATTTGAAGTAACTGATGAGGATGGCAATTTAGAGCTTCTTAATGCTCAACATATAGAGCTTATTGGTAATGCAAAGCTTAAATATAACTTGATTAAAGAAGAAAATCCTAATGATGCTCAAGTTTGGTTAGAAGTTGATGATATTAAAGTTAAAAAGAAGTGTTTTAAGGAAAAAGTTAATAATACTTGGGTTAATGTTTGTAATTGCAAACATGGAGATAAATCTCACAGTTAAGTTATAATTTATCTATGGATTATATTGATGATATGTCTTTGGCTTTACCTAATCAACAACAAGTAGGAGAAAGTAATTCTGATTTTAAAAGATTTCAATATTATTTAGGTTTAGGAGCTTCTAGATCTTATGAAAAAGTTTCCAAAAATTTCACTATTACAGACAGGAGAGTTAAACAAATAGCTGCTAAAAATCAATGGCAGGATAGAATAAAAGCTATCAATAGGATGCTTAATGAGCAGATAGTTAATGAGGTTTTAGCTCAAGTTGGAGAAACTGCAAGAGATTTAGCTGATGAATTAAAACCATTAATTTTTAAAATAATAAATGAAATAAATGAAAGAGATTTAGCTTCTATGAATCCTACTGAACTTAAAGGATTGTTAGATATTTGTTACAAGATGATTTCTCAGATTTATGGACTAGGAAATCCACAAGTTCAAGTAACACAAATAGAATATCCTCAAATAAAGTTTAAATGGGATTGGGAGCAAGATGATGACACAGATTATTGAAGCAACTCCACCAGATTTACATTCTGGACAAAAAGAACTTATAAAAGCATTAGATGAAAATAGATTTGTTATTGCTATATGTGGAAGAAGATGGGGAAAAACAACAGCTAGTTTAACTTGTGCTATAGATCAATCTCTTAAAGGTTTAAAAGTATGGGTTATATTTCCTGTTTATCCTCAAGCTTTAGAAAGTTGGTTAAATCTGAAATCTTTAGTTAGACAGTTACCAGAAGAATATTATGAGATTAGAGAAGTAGAGAAAAGAATAGTTTTAAAGAATGGTGGAACTATTCAAATTAAATCAGCTAATAAACCAGAAACTCTCAGAGGAGCAGGTGGTATTTCTTTAATTATCTTTGATGAAGCTGCTTATATGGATAAAGAAACTTGGGAAACAGTAAGACCTATATTATCTGATTCATTAGGTAAAGGACTTTTTATATCAACTCCAAATGGAATGAATTGGCTTTATACATTATTTGAGAATGCTAAATTAAGAAAAGATTGGAAGATAATGCATTATCCAACAGAATCTAATCCAAATATAAATATTGATGAATTAGCACAAGCAAGAGAGGAGTTAGGCTCATTAGTTTATGCTCAAGAATTTTTAGCAGAATTTACTGAAGTTGGACACATGTTTAAAAGAGAGTGGTTTAAATACTATGATGTTATTGATGGATATGATCCAGAATATATCTTAGGAGATGAAGTAGTCAAGCATTCAGAGTTAAGTATCTTTGGAACTATGGACACAGCTTTAAGTATTAAAGAAACTGCTGATTATTCTGTAATAATGGCAGTTGGATCTACTCCTAGTGGTAAGCTATTAATAATGGATATATTCAGGGACAGATTAGAAGCTCCTGATTTACTCCCAAAGATAGAAGCAATGATTACTAAATGGAATATGTCTTGGTTGGGAGTTGAAGATGCTTCTTTTGGACTTGGTATTATTCAAATGGCTAGGAGACAGGGTTTGCCAATAAAAAACCTAAAGGCAGATAAATCAAAAACTGCTAGATCAGTTCCTGCTGCAGCAGGAGTTGAAAATGGCTCTATATGGTTTTTGAAAAATGCTAAATGGCTTGTAGAATTTGAAAGAGAATTAACTAGCTTTCCATCCTCTGGATCTCATGATGATATGGTGGATGCTCTAGCTTATGCAGCTAGATTTGGAATAGTTAGAAAAACAACATGGAGTGTAACTTAATTGGGTTTAGCAGATAACATTAGAGGCTTTTTTAGAAGTCAATCAATACCAACAGAACAAAAAACTTATAATAATTTTCCAACATCACAGATAGTATTTCCATTTAATGCAGATGCAGGTTTCTTTAGTGGTGTAAATCAAATGTCTCCAGAGGGTAACTCTGCAGCTTTAGCTTGTTTAAATGTTTTAGGAACAGCATTTAGTGAGCCACCATTAGAAGTTTATGTAAAGACAGATGAGGGCTTGGAGTTAATACAAGACCATCCTGCAAGTCAATTAATAGCTAATCCTAATCCAAACATGTCAGCTAACTTAATGAATAACTATATTGTTACTTCAACTGCTGTATCAGGAGATGCTTTTATCTTAAAACTAAGAAATGATGCAGGACAAGTAGTTCAATTAGTTCCACTTCTACCAGAGATGGTTGAGGTTAAAGGAAACAATGAACAATTAATAACTAAGTATCAATATAAACAAAAAGGCAACACTTTAGAGATTTTACCAGAGGATATGATACATCTTAGAGAAAGAATAGATCCTAGAAACCACAGGAGAGGATTAGCTCCTCTTAGATCAGTTATGGTTGAAATCTTAGGAGATGCTGCAGCTTCTCAAATGGGAGCAGCTTTAGTTAAAAATACAGGTGTTCCATCAGTTGTTATATCTCCAAAGAATGATTTATCAATGACAAGTGATGAAGCTGAAAATATAGCAGAAGTTTTTGGTAGAAGATTTGGAGGAGAGAATAGAGGCAGACCATTAGTTATATCTGGTGGAGAAGTTGATATTAAAACTCTTTCTTTTTCTCCTAAAGAACTAGAGATTGGACAACTTAGATATATTAATGAGGAAAGAATATCTGCAGTACTTGGTGTTCCTGCAATATTAGCAGGACTAGGAGCAGGACTAGCTAGAGCAACTTATTCTAATGCTAGAGAGTTAAGAGAGTTCTTTACAGAACAAAAACTAATTCCAATGTGGAATCACTTTGCTAATGAATTTACTAAACAATTATTAAGAAAAGATTTTGAGGATAATCCTGCTTATATATTCAAATATGATATTTCAGATGTTAGAGCTTTATCTCAAGATGAAGATGCAGAGATGCAAAGAATTGTTCAGGGTTTTAATGCAGGTTTCATAACTGTTAATGAAGCAAGACAAGCAACACAGTTTCCTGCACTTGATAATGGAGATTACTTTGTTAGAAATATGCAGATAGCTGAAGTTCCTGTAGATGGATCAGAAGTAACAATGTATCATTCAGAGCCAATGCAATATGCTTCAGGAATTATTGATAGCAAAGAAGCTATGATTATAGATTTAGTTGAAAAAGTAATTATTGAACAAGATGGGCAATACTGTGTTTATTCAGAGGATGGAGATAGATCTTTTGGTTGTTATGACACTATGGAAGAAGCTGAGGAGAGATTAGCTCAAATAGAATCTTTTGCTGATGATGATAAGTATGGCAAACCTAAAAAACCTAAGAAACCAAAGAAAGATAATAAAGCTGTAGAGAATGTTCCAGATTATATACAGAAAAATGCTGCTAGAGGATTAGAACTACTTGAATATGCAGGATCTGGATTAACAGATAAAACAAAGAGAGAAGCCAGAGATATGGCTAATGGCAAGATTTCAGATAACAAAGTTGTGAGAATGGCTGCTTGGTTTGCTAGACATGAGGGAGATTTAGACTCAGAGGATGCAGATGCTTATTTATCAGGAGATAGTGATAGACCAACAGCAGGGCAGGTAGCTTGGTTGTTATGGGGTGGAGATTTATCTAAGAGTAACAAGATGAGAGCTTTTAATTGGGCTACTAAAGAAGCTGAGAAAGTTAAAGAGGAAAAGTCTATTGAATTTTCTCTACATGGTTGGGAGGAGCCAACAACTAAATTCTTAGGATTACCAACAGTTAAACATTATAGAACTGAGGTAGAAAAGAAAGAGTTATGGAAAGCTATAGATAATCTTGAAAACAAATGGATGGAGTTTATGTCTGGTGTTTATGTTAAGGAATTAAACAGACAAAGGAGAGGTTTATCTAATGTAGCTAAAGCATCTAATGATACACAAACATTAGAAACTAATATTGAACTATTTTTACAAAGTTCTAAGTTTGATAAAGAATTATTACCATTGTTCTATTCTTTGGCAGATGATATGTCAGTCAGAACTTGGGATAACCTATTTCCTGCAAATGATAACTTCAAAGCAGCAGATCCTGTTGATTTAGGAGTATCTATACCAGAGGAACAAGCAATCAGAACTGTATTTGAGGAATTAGCAACATTATTACCTGCAGGGAGAACATTAAAGAAAATTGTTGATAATGGTTTTTATAGAGGACAGAGAGAAGTTCCTGCAGCAGTTCAATCAGTCTTTCAAGATGGACAAGCAGCAAGTTTTATTCAAGAGAATGCTAAGAGAGTTATGAATGACTTAAATGCAACAACAAAGAAAAGAATAGCCAAAGTTATTACTGATACCTTAAAAGAGTTTGAGGAGTTAGGAATAGTTGCTCCTATTGCAGGAACACTAGAGGGAGAGAAATTCTTTAATCAACTAGCAAAAAATATTAATACTGTTCTTGGTGGGCAATCATTAGGTAGAGCTAAAAATATAGCTAGAACAGAAGTTGGTAAGGTTAGTTCTTGGAGTCAAGAGAGATCAGCTAAAGCTACAGGTAAGAAATTAGAAAAAGAATGGGTGTCTAGGAGAGATGGGATTGTTAGAGAAGCTCATTTTGAATTGGACAATCAAAGAATTCCTATGGATAGCTTTTATCTGTATAATGGGATTAAATTAGATAGACCTAGAGATCCAAATGCTCCTATAGGTTTAATAGCTAATTGCAGATGCACACAAGCTTATATAGAGGTAATAGATGAGTGAAATAAAAAGACCAGAAAATCTTTCTTTCAAGAATGCTCCAATAGAGCTTAAAGAAGATGGAGATACAAGATACATTGAAGCAGTTTTTTCATTATTTGATGTTATTGATAGTGATAATGATGTAACTAAAGCCAATGCTCTTAGATCAGGATATACAGGAAACAAAGTTCCATTAGTTTGGAATCATGATTGGAGTAAAGTTATTGGCAGAGGAATTATTGAAACAGATAATCAAAAAGCTGTTTTTAAGGGTTACTTCTTAAATACTGAATCAGGAAAAGAAGCTTATGAAACTGTTAAAGCAATGCAAGATATGCAGCAATTCAGTTATGGATTTCAAGTTTTAAAATCTAGTAAAGGAACACATATTGATTCTAAAGGACAAGAAGTTCCTGTAAGAATATTAGAAGATGTTAAAGTATGGGAGGTTTCTCCTGTGCTAGTAGGAGCTCAACAGAACTCATTTGTTCAAGCTCTTAAATCAGGTTTAGAGCCTGTAGATGAAGAAATAAAAGCAGAAATGCAATTAGAATCTACAGAGCCAAAGGTTTCAAGCAAAGATGATGCAAGTATCATTAGTTCATCCCAACAGGGCATGAGGCTTGGAGAACAAGCTGTGGCTTCTCTTGAGGAGTTAAAGGCTTTCACAGAGAGAATAGAGGATCTAGCTTCTC